CCGTAGAATCAGAAATCAAGCCTTGCCAAACCCGCCCGCTGGTGGTATACTATCTAAGTAACCGATGCTAGATCTAAGTAACCGATGCTAGTGTGGCGCAATGGCAGCGCAACTGATTTGTAATCAGTGGGTTGCAGGTTCAAGTCCTGTCACTAGCTCCAAAAAATGCCGTTCATTCGTGATATTGAATCACGTGAACGGCATTTTCTTTTGTGAAAACACGGCAAAAATCGGTAAAAATTCGGAATAAACTAACAAACAAGCTAACAAAATCAGTATTTCATCTTTTGCATCTCCTGTAACAAGTATGCCGGGTCGTTGTGGGAAACGTACTTGTTTGCTGTTGTGGAAAAATTTTTGTGGCCGAGGATAGCCTGCACGGCAGTTTTTTCAAGACCGCACTCCACCATCTTGCTGCTGGCCGTGTGGCGAAGGGTGTGCGGGTGCACACCATTGATCTGACACTCCTGCATCAAGGCACGGAACTTCGTGGCCACGTTTCTCTTGTCCAGCTTTGTTCCGGCCTTGGAAGGTATCAGCCACTCGCACCCGCTGTCCATCATCCAGAAGGCGATGATCTTGTAAATGGGATCGAGGATGGGGATGATGCGGTTTTTGCCCGCTTCCGTTTTCTCACCGCCCTGCATGTAGTGCTCTTTCAGGTACACGTTCTCGCAGCGCATGGAAAGCAGCTCATCGATGCGCATTCCGGTATAGAGAAGCACCATAGCGATCTGCGCTGTCTGGCCGAAGCGCTTGTCGGTCTGGTATGCGCTGATCCGGGTGATCTCGTCCGCCGTAAGGGTGCGCTCTGCCTTTCCGGCTGCGGCAGGAAGGTGAAGGAGCTGGGCATAGTTCTTGTTTATGATGTCCTGGGCCATTGCCCACTCACATAGCTGGCTGAAAAGGGTGCGCTGCTTCTCACACGAGCTGCGGGAGAGACCGTCTGCAACCATCTGGTCTATGATCTGCTGATAGTCCTCCGCTTTCAGGTCTCGCATTTGTCGGCTGTACAGCGGAGCGGATTTTTTGAAAGCCAGCTCGTATCCATTTATCATGTCCCGGCTGAGACTTGAAAACTTCGGCTGTGCCCGCCATTTTTCATAGGCATCCGCAAAAGTACACTTCAGGCGCTCTGCCGGGGTGTTCTGGGCATTGTATGCGTCAAGCGCCTGCACGGCTTCTCCGGGCGTTCCGTATGTGCCCAGCACTTCCTTTTTCCCGGTCACGGCTACATAGGGCCTTGCCCGGACCCCTTTCAGCTTGTACACGCTGCCGCTGCCCTTTGGGCGGCGGCGCTTTTTTCTATGCACGGGAGCGGACGTTGCATCCTGCTGCTTTCCGCACCACGGGCAAAATAAAGCCTTGTCCGGGATGTTTACGTGGCATCTGACACACTTCATGCGCTACTCCTTTCTGCGCCCTATATAGCCCAAAGCGCCGTTCTCTGACGCTGCGCGCCCCGACTTGTAATTGATCTTCAAATCCTCCATCGGGGGATGCGGCTCGTCCGGGCACGGGTCAAGCCCTCTGATCTGGGCAAAGCTGTACTGATCGATGATGGTGCCGCACACGCTGACCCTGTTGTTGAGAGGGCAGTGGAGGTTTGCAGCTATTTCAGAGATAACTGCAGGCGGGCTGCTCCCGTGTCGGCCTTTGAGCACGAACAGCAGAAGCCGCCGGGAGAGCGGTGGAAGTGCCTGCACCAGCGTGTGAAGCTCCTTGTCTATGGCCGCGTCTTCCTTCTGGCTGTCTGGCACTGCGTACAGATCCGGGTGCATAACTTCCATAAACACCGTGATGGGGGACACTCCGCAGGCTGCGCACCAATCCATGATCTCGTCACTGTCTGGGCTTGTGTCTCCTTTTTCCCAGCTTTGCACCGTCCGCTCTCCCTTCTGGAGGCGAATCGCGATCTCTCTTTGACTTAGCCCGGCGGATACCCGCGCTTTTGAAAGTGCCTTCCCGATTTGAGCAGCGGTAAAATAACTCATACTTATCACCCCTAAACGCAGCGTGTTATAAAAGAAAAATGGCGCAGAAAAACTCTGCGCCATTCGACAAAAATTACACCAATTTCATTTTCCTCTGGCGCATGGTAGAATCTAGTACATAAGATGTAAATATTACCAAAAACAGGAGGAAAATGAAATGAAAAACAGTCAGACGATCAGCATGGACCCCGATATGACCATCATTGACGGAATGCCCGCCAGCGTGCTCACCGGCACGCGGCCCACTCCGAAGCCCTGGGAGGAATGATCTATGGACAAGATGCAGAGCTTTTGCACCCACATCCGCGCCGCCCTGGCGTGCTATGAGGATATGCCGCCCGAGTGTCAGACCCGGGCCCGCTTCTATGCGGTCCGCAAGGCGGAAAGCGTCCGGCGCTTGCTGGATGCCGCCAACTGCCCCGGCGGGGAGCTTGCCGGGGAGCTGCTACAGAAGATGCAGCGGCTGGATGACTTCAAGTGAAAATCTAACTATTTTCAGAAAAAATCGAATTTATTTTGTAATATCTATTGAATATTACAACTGAAAGATGTATAATGCGTTTGTGGTAGGAAATTAGCTATTAGGGAAAGCCTTAATAGGTTCAAGTCTTCGGTCCCCAATCTCTGCCATCCAAGCCTGATACTTTTCCGAATTGTCTTTCTTATGCTTAAAATAAGTTCTGAAGGTTTTTGGAAATGAAGTGATTCCGAGTTCAGAGTAAAATTCAAATTCTGCCATCTCAAAATGGTATGGATCTGTGCAGTCGTAGGTTCCGAGCTGAAAATTTCCATCCCACGAATCAATCAACCCAGTTGAAATAGAATTAAAGACATGAACCTTTGTGTTGTAGTAGATGCTTAACCGAGGAATCTTTTTGAAAAGGCATTTTTCTTTTAGCTGCTTTTCCAGAGACGGGCAATTTAAGTATTCTCCGCGATACGTCTCAAAATCATCTGGAAGAGAAATATCACTGCTCCCAGATATTTGCGTTCCAACATAAAAGGCTCTTAGGTCACTCTTGAACGCTTCCGAGTTATTGCAATCTGAAAAATCGATAGCTTCTGAATTGCGAATATAGCAGAGAACATGGGACGGAATTTCCTTTTCTTCTTTCCAATACTCATAAATTGAGTTTTGAGATGATGATGAGCCGGGAGAAGTAAGGCTGGAGCCAAAAGAAATCGATATTCCATGAGGAATAACGCTATTTCGTTCGTACTCTGCACGGGCATTATATGCACCGAGATAGTCTCTTTCCATTGCAAGCGACATTATTTTTCGGTGTGCGGCGTTTCGTCGGTCTCTTTCGGTTTTCTTGAAATCTTTTGATACTGTTTTACCGGAATTTGTTAAAGCATATTTTTCAGGAGTGTCAATGATGTAACCTTCAGAAATGATCTCTTTGACATTTTTGTCGAAAGGATAAAACCGATCTTTTACATCATCATGGAGCCCCCACTTCTTTTCCCGGTCACCAAGGTAATTCACTAGGAAGCTTTTCTCTTGCCATGTCATAATCAAATTTAATTGAAGAATGTTGAGTAGGTGATAATAGACGTTGTGATTTTATTGTTCTCATAATTGAGCCAAAGGTCATTGATTCCGCAGTTATAAGCGCGATACCATGTTCCGGTGTCGTTTACAGTGGTCTTACCTGTCTTTTTCAGATTGAACATTGTAAGGAACTGATCTTTATACTTATAAGGGAAAACGTCATAAAGTGTGATTCGATGCAGGCGTTCAAATACGAAATCATATGTATTGTTTCCATAGAACAGCGTATGAATGGCTTGACCGTTGCTGTAAGTCCAGTCTTCGGTACTGTCTGGCTCTCCGATCATGCTGATAAGTTCATCTTCTGTCAGGCCGGAACCGTCTTCGTGCTCATATTTCGTGGCATCGAATACAACGTCAACATCGTCTGCAATATTTTTGGCAGAAAGAAAACTAAACGCAAGCCCGAACACAAGAATCGCAACGATAATTGCGCATCCGTTTGGTTTTTTCTTCGTTTTTTCGCCGTTGTTGACAACATCATTCTTTTTCCGAGCCATAAAAACACCTCTTAGATTCAAAAATAGGCAGCCAACCGGCTGCCAGAAAACAAATTTTCAATGACCAAAGGAGGAAAAGAAAGTGCGAGAACATAGCACAGAATTGATGAAGTCGGCCCCGGAATGTGTTATACTTGAGAAAATCAAGCTTGCACTTTCTCTTGACATTGACGTTGGCGCGCTGCTGGAAGCTGCGCAGAAAGGATGATTCCTATGACTTCCGAAAAATGGATGCTCGCAACTATCATCATCGACCATCTTCTGATCGGCTACCTACTTCTTAAAACTCGCAATCTGTGACACAACGGTCAAGATCCCGCTGAACCATGCAACGAATGGGGCTGTTTTCTCCATGAACTTCCAGATTGATGAACCGATCTGACGGACGGCTTTCTTTGGGAGTGATCGCTTGTATCGTTTCCACGCTTCTTTGTCCGCCCGGATGAACGGTTCAATCTCTTTGTTCCGAATCTTCATTCTTTCCCCTTCGCTGCCTCAAGTGCAGCGTCAAGCATCTTTTCAAACATAACCCTTTGCGCAGGGTTAAGCTGCTCATACTTATATAGTATGGCTTTAGCGTGCGCATTCAGCTCACTCTCTTCACTGGGAGTGGGCTTTTCTTTTTGCTCGCTTTCGCCGGTGAGCTCCTCGACAGTAACGTCGAAGTAATCGGCCAACCTTTTTAATACAGGTCCTCTTGGTTTTGCTCCGTTTTTCCAACCGGTCACAGTTCCAGACGATTTTACACCAACATCGGCGGCGGCTGCATTGTAGGAAACACCCTTTTCAGCACATAGAGCTTCAAAGTTGTTCCAAAACATACAAAAGCCCCCTTTTGTTTCTGTGCATAACGACGAAAACTAACAAAACTAATATTTTGGGCTTTACAAACTAATAACAATGATATATACTAATATCGTGATGAGCGAAACTAATACAAAACTAATAAGAAAGCCGCTAAAATATTTGTTTGACACCTTTATTATAGCTTGCTTTCTTTCGCTTGTCAATGAGAAAAACTAATATTGTAGAAAGAGGTGAAAGAATGCGTTTCGCGGAACTGCGGGAAAAAGCAGGACTTACGCAAAAACAGGCAGCGGCCGCGCTTGGCGTTGACCAGTCGGCAATCTCCTTTTGGGAGACCGGCGCAAACAATCCTCGCGTTTCGATGCTGCCCAAAATCGCAGCCCTGTATGGCTGCACGGTTGACAAGCTGCTGGAAGAGCAGCAGGAAGGAAAGAAAGCATGACAGACATTATCTTATCTACCCAGAACGGTGAGCCGGTTGCATCCAGTCTCCAGATTGCTGAGAGCTTCGAGAAGCGCCACGACCATGTGATGCGCGGTATCGAAGACATTCTGAGGGGTCTCCCCAAAAATGGGGACACCCCCATGTTCTACAAAACCGAGTACACTCACGAGCAGAATGGCCAGACCTACCCCATGTACCTGATGAACCGGGACGGGTTCAGCCTGCTGGTGATGGGCTTTACCGGCAAGGCGGCGCTGGAGTGGAAGCTGAAGTACATCCAGGCGTTCAACGCAATGGAGAAGCAGCTGGCCACTCCGCAGATGCCCAAGCTCAGCAAGGAGCTGCAGGCGCTGTTCCTGCTGGACGACCGCACCCAGAGGCAGGAGCAGCGGATCACGGCGCTGGAAAACAACATGGTCGTGGACTATGACCAGCAGCTTTCCCTCAAGAATGCCGTGAACCACGTTGTTGTGGAAGCTCTGGGCGGCAAGAACGCCCCGGCCTACGGCGATTCCCATGTACGGGGCATGGTTTACTGCGAGATCAACAAGGACATCCAGATGTGGTTCCGGGTCAGCAGCAGAAACAACATTCCCCGCAAGCGCTTTGACGAGGCGGTGGAGTACATCCAGCGCTGGAAGCCCAGCACCAACACCGTGATGCTGATCCAGCAGTCCAACGGCCAGACCAGCATGTTCTAAGGAAGGAGATGGGGTGTGCAAAATGACAAAGACCGGCTTTCGCAAGGCGCTCGCACAGGCAGACTGTTACAAGCCGTTCTGCTACACCGAGAAAAGCCAAAGCGGGCATGAGTACAAGTACTGCTTTATGAAAAGCAGAGAGGGCTACACCCTGCGCAACGAGACCACGGGCAATACCGTATTTTGTGGCTACAACCGCAAATTGGCAGAAGAAATCATGGTTTACTAAAACCAATTTGTTTTGAAAGGAAGGAGACGGCGGCATGAGCGAAAGGATCACAATGAAAGGCGTTGCAGAGTGCTGCGAGATGTTCCGGGCAAACCTTGTTCCGATGAGCCCGAGCAAGTTCTGGAATAATGTTGCACACGGCGAGTATGACGGGTGGGTAGTCCCCCGGGAAGATACCAAACGGCGGCAAGCAACAATCTACATCGACGGTTTTATCGATTATATGCACCGGCGCGGATGCAAGATCGTCCGCCCGTATGAGAACGACAAGGAGGAAATGGAAATATGAAGATCAAATCCTGCGTCTGGTACTGGCTGGCTGCTGCCAGCGGTGCCGCAAGTCTGCTGTACGGCATGGGCATCGAGGGCAGTGCACAGACCGGCAGCACCATCTCCGACGGCCAGTTTGCCACGGCCCTGTGCCTGGTGCTGGCAGCGGTGCTGTTCCTGCGGCTGGGCTTTGCCGCCCAGGATCGTGAGCAGAACGCCCGCCGCTATGGCCGCGTTGACCGCACCCACGCCCGCACCGAAGAGCCGGAGTACCGGCAGAACCGGAGGGGCGCATGAGCATGATTGTATATGCTTACGCCTACCGTAAGAACCCTCGGGGCTGCGATATCAGGCAGTTCACAGACCCGCTCACGCCGGACGAACACCCCGGGGAGCCCGCCAGCGTTAAGGCCCAGCACTGGGCAGACGAGAACATCCGTCACTACGAGATGATTCAGGTGCGGGACGCTCTGGGAAACCTTCTGTACGCAAGATAATGCGTTTTTGATTACATGAATCACAAGATATAGGAGAAATCAGCATGAAAACCAAAATTCTGAAAGTCAAGATCACCTTCCTGGAGCCGGTGCTGGGCACTTGGCCCTCCAACCAGAACGTCGCCCGGGATTTCATTGCCAGCAAGAGCCCGGATGCAGCCACGATCGAGGATGAGGTGGCCGCTCTGGGCGCGGATGCCGTGGCAGACAAGGGCATGACCGTGTTCCCTCGCAACGAGAACGGAGAGCCGGTGCTCTACGACTACCAGATCAAGGGATTCTTCAAGGATTCCTGCGGTATGCTGGCCCGTGTGGGCGGCAAGACTGAAACAGGCAAGAAGCGGGCCGTCAACGAGAGCGGCAAGATCTCTGCCTACAAGAAGGTCATCGACGGCTTGATCTTCCCGCAGCCCCGCATGATCCCCATCAAGGTCAACGGCAAGATCGGCGACTGCCAGCGCCCCCTGCGTGCCCAGACGGCCCAGGGTGAGCGTGTGAGCCTGGCCAACTCCGAGGAGATCCCGGCAGGCAGCACCTGCGAGTTTGAGATCCTTCTCATGGACGAATCGCTCGAGAATGCGGTTCTTGAGTGGCTGGACTACGGCGTTCTGCGCGGCATTGGCCAGTGGAGAAACAGCGGCAAGGGCCGCTTCACCTTTGACATCATCGACTGAGCAACGGCATTGCATGGATAGGATTTGATCTGCTACGGCAATGATATGATTTGCAAAGGCGCTGGATAGCCTGTAACAGCTTTGCGAAGGCGCGGATATGTGCGCAGAACTCGGCAACGGCATTGTGCTGACAAGTTTGCTCAGTAGGGGCACAGGTAGTCACTGCAGTGCAGCGCGGGGCAAAGGCAAGGCTCAGCTGGAAAGCGCAGCGCAACGGCGTAGATAGGCGTAGATCGCTTGGATCAGACTTGCCTCGATAAGCAAAGCAAAGGCAATGCAGGGTCTCGTGTCGAAAAGCAAAGGCAAGGCTGGGCGTGGTGTGGGCGGCAAGGCATCGCAACGGCGTAGAGCAGATACGCGCCGCTCTGCTATGCATCGCAAAGGCATAGATAAGCCCGGCTGACCTCAGCAATGCAAAGGCATGGATGCGCGACGATTCGCTAAGGCATAGATAAGCAAAGAAGCGCAAAGGCGTGGAGTAGAGATGCAGTGAGCTGCAAAGGCAAAGCAAAGTATTTTTGAACGAAAGGAGATTTTACAGTGAGCAAAACAGAGCTGCTGTTCCGGGCCGTGGAAGCACTTTCTAGCCCGGCGGCAAAGGCGGTGGCCCGTGGGCTGACCTTATGGATCGGATTCAACGTTCTGGTCGTGGTCTTTCTGGTCTGGCGGGCATGGAAAAACGGGAGGTGGCGCAAATGAGCACGGTTCAGATCTACAGGGCAGATATGGCTTTCCTGAACGAGATCCCTTTCCGGTGTGTGCAGGACGCGGAACAGTATGCGGATCAGCTCAAAAAGACTGACCCGACGCGCACGTACCTTGTCATGGACGATGCCGGGCAGCAGGTATCTATGAGGTGATCCTTATGCAGTGTGATGAAAAAAAAGAAATCTTCCTGAACTATGCGGCCAATATTCCGGAATGGAAGCTGGCGCTGATTCTGGACGCTCTTGCAAAATTGGGCGATGCATCCCGATGCTGCGGCACGGTTCAGAAGGCAGTTGCCGGTGGGCAGTCGTATATGAGACTTCACCCGGACAGGGAATACACGGGCGAGGATCAGGCTGATTATGTGCACATCTGCCAGGAAGCGGCCAGAGCATTGGGCAGCGCAGTCTATGCGGTGGAGATCGTGCTGTCACAGTCAGAGTGCTTCGGAATGATCAAGGACCTGGCATACGGTGCAGAGACGGCATACAACAGCTCTTACGCTGAGCTGGAGAGCATGTGCCGGAAGCACGGATGCAAAGAGGTGGAGTACAAACATGGACAAAATGACCATTTATGAAAGCGCCCGTGGCGTGCCCAAGGAAGCGCGGAAGTCGATCGGCGGCGGCCGCCTGAAGGGTATGACGGACATCAATCCCATGTGGAGGGTCAAGAAGCTGACAGAGCTTTTCGGTCCCGCTGGCATTGGCTGGCGGTTCGATCCACCCATCTTTGAGGAAAAGCCCGGGGTAAACGGAGAGATCATGGTGCACTGCTGCACCAATCTCTACATCCGGCAGCTCGATGAGAGCGGGGAAAAGAACGAATGGAGCGCCCCGATTCCCGGCGTGGGCGGCTCGATGCTGATCTCCACAGAAAAAGACGGCAAGCGCACGGATGACGAAGCCTATAAAAAGGCCTACACGGACGCGCAGAGCGTGGCCTGCAAGGCCCTGGGCATTGGCGCGGATGTTTACTGGGAGAAAGATCCGACCAAGTACGACAGGCCCACAGCGCCGTCACCGGCAAAGCCCACCTGCGCCAGCTGCGGGAAGCCCGTGAAAGGGTTCACTTATAAGGGTGAAAAGGTCACTGCTCAGCAGGCAGCTGACCGGAGCAAGAAAAAATACGGGCGTATCCTGTGCATGGAATGCGCCAAAAAGCAGCCGAAAGAAGATGGAGGATTGACGCATGCTTAACATCGTGGCATTGAATGGCCGCCTGACCCATACCCCGGAGCTGAAGACCACCCAGAACGGCACCAGCGTGTGCAGCTTCAGCATTGCGGTTGACCGTACATACACCCCGAAGGGCAAGGATCGCAAGGCCGATTTCATCGATATCGTTGCCTGGCGGCAGACGGCAGAGTTTATCTGCAAGTACTTCCAGAAGGGCAGCATGATCGCCATTGACGGCAGCATCCAGACCCGCTCATATCAGGACAAGCAGGGCAGCAACCGCACGAAAGTGGAGGTTCTGGCAAACAACGTCAGCTTTTGCGGCCCAAAGGCGGCATACAAGCCCGCTGTGCGCGATTTCGACCAGCAGACGGAAAGTTGCACTTCCGAAGCAAAAGCCTCTTACAGCGCCCCGCAGGCGGCGCAGAACTTCTCGCAGGGTTCCGTGGATGATTTTGCAGAGATCACAGACGACGGCGATCTCCCGTTCTGACCTCCCGGCTGTGCTATCTGGCTATACGGGCGTGTAAGGAAGGAGGTGCACCGTGGACGATGAAATCAGGCCGAAAGCGTTGATGATTCCATTCGACAAATTTGTGATTTTGGATATTCTTCCACCTGAGCAGTACAAAAATACCATCACCAAGATGCGGCGGTATGTGGAGCACGGAGAGGAACCGGATGGACTGGAGCCTCTGGAGCAGATGGCTTTTGAAGCACTTCGACCGTTCATGGATGAGAATATTAAAACGTATCAACGTTCTGTTTTGTCCCATAGAGAATCCGGCAGTAAAGGCGGAAGACCCAAGAAAACCGAGAAAACCCAAATGGTTATTGCAGAAAACCGAGAGAAACCAAATGGTTTTCCGGAGAAACCGGCAGAAACCAAATGCACACCAAAGTACAAAGGTCAAAGTACAAAGTACAAAGTACAGTCGTCGTCTACTATCGTAGACTCCGACACGCGCGCGGATGCGCGAGACGACTTGACGACGACCATTGTTTTTGAAGAATTCCGGGGCCGTATCGGAAAGCTGAGCGAGACAGGCAAGAAAGAGCTGCCCGTTTACGTTGAGCGCCTGGGTGCTGACCTTGTGACCGAGATCATCCGCAAGTGCGAGGATCTGGGCGGCCACAGCTGGGCCTATGTCCGCAAGGCGCTGGCGGAAGCCGCCCGGCAGGGCTGCACGTCTGTGGAAGAGTACCGCAAGACAAACCCCATCGGGGCGGGGCGTGACAAACTGGTCACGCGCCCCCCAGAAGATGCAGCAAAAGCCCCCGATTTCCTCAAAAACGCTGCAAATCGCAGGCCTTTGCGCAAGAAAGGAGAGGCAAAGAGTGCCTAAATATCATGTTGTTGTGCTGTGCAGCGGCCCGGTAGGAGACGCGGCCCTGACCTACCGTCTGACCGCCAGCAGCCAGCAGGCCGCAGAATTTCACGCCTGCCAGATGGCGGGCGACCACTACCCGGAGTACCGGGACATCCATGTCAAGAGAACGGAGGTTTTGACACATGGCTGAAAAAAGACTGATCTATGCGGAGGATGTAATTCGGCATCTTGAAAAATGGATTATTGAGGCTGAGAAATGTGAAGCAGCCTCGACATACATTGTGGCAACCACGCTGAAGCACGTGTTAAAACTCGTCAATTTGGCACCTACCGCACACCCTGCATGCACCTGCCTGAATTGGCACCCGGCAAGTGAGATCCCGCTGCTGCACCACGAGGTGGACGAGAATAAATGCGAGGGCACTATTGAGTGCGACGTGAGCGAACAGCTTCTCTTGTACACGGAAGAGGAGGGATACAAGGTCGGTGTCTACATGAAGGACTGCTACGGCTTTGATGGCTGGTTGAACCCTGACTATGGCGGCACCATCCACCATGTGGTGGAGTGGCAGTACCCGCAGAGACCATCAAAGGAGAGAAGCGAAGAATGAAGACGGTTCGGGACATGACCCCTGACGGGTTTGCAGATTACATCACCGCAAAGTCAGAACAGGTCGAAAAAGAGCTGAGAGAAAGGTGAAGCTAATGGACAAGGAACAGCTTGCAATTGCACGGTTGCAGGACGCTGCACGTCTATCCGAGCATCGGTACAAGAAACCGCTCATGGTCACATACTCTGGCGGCAAGGATTCACAGGTGCTTGTGGCGCTGGCTGAACGTGCAGGAATCAACTTCGAGGTGGTCAACAGCCATACTACAGCAGATGCGCCGGAGACGGTCTATTTCATTCGTGAGCAGTTCAAGGCGATGGAAGAGCGTGGAATAAAATGCTCCATCGTCATGCCCCGCTACAAGGACAAGCCCGTGTCCATGTGGACGTTGATTCCAATGATGAAAGCCCCCCCAACAAGAAACAGGCGATATTGCTGCTCTATCTTAAAAGAATCTCCAACGATGAGCGGGTGCTTTATCGCAACTGGAGTTCGCTGGGCTGAATCTGTTAGGAGAAACAATACTCGTGGGATTATGGAAATCAGCCATAGAAACAAAGAAAAGCGCATTATCCTTACGAGCGACAATGACGAGAAGAGGCAGTTGTTTGAGACTTGCAACCTCAAGGGCAAAATGACCGTTAATCCGATTGTGGACTGGTCAAATGCAGATGTTTGGGGTTACATTCACTCTGAGTCGCTTCCGATAAATCCGCTATATCAATGTGGTTTTGAACGTGTTGGATGTGTTGGATGCCCTCTTGGGGGATATAAACATCAATGTATGGATTTTGCACGATATCCAAAATTCAAAAAAGCGTACATTATGGCATTCCAGAGAATGCTTGACATCAGGCAAAGACTCCAAATGCCAAACGATATTGCTGGATGGAAAACAGGAGAAGATGTTTTTCACTGGTGGACGGAAGACGGTGTTCTTCCCGGTCAGTTAAGCATGGACGATTTGATGGGGGTGATTGTATGACGCAGAAACAGTTTATCAAGCAGCTGATGAGCCGCGGCGTTTCGCATTCGGATGCCTGCGGGCTGGTGGCCTACATGAAAGAGCTTCGCCAGCTGATCGAGAAGCATGAGGACGTTGTGATGCTGGCGGATGCAAACACAATGCAGTTCGTCCCGGCGAAGGTCTACTCTTACGAGGAAACCTTCCAACGGATGCAGGAAGGGAGAGACATCTTTTGCTGAAAACCATGAAGCTAACCCTTTACGGCGACCCCCGCACAAAGAAAAACTCCGCCCGCATCCTCAAGGCCCACGCAAACCGCCGCATTGTGGCTCCCAGCGAGGCATTCATGCAGTATCAGGAAAAGTGCCTTTGGCAGATCAAGCGGCCTTACAACCCCATCACAGCCCGCGTGAACGTGCGGTGCGTGTACTACATGGCCACCCGGCGCAAGGTTGACCTTGCCAACCTCATCGAGGCCACCTGCGACATTCTGGTAAAGGCCAAGGTGCTGGCGGACGATAACAGCCAGATTGTGGCCGCTCACGATGGCAGCCGGGTGGATTACGAAAAGAAAAACCCCAGAGCAGAAATCTGGATCGAGGAAATGGAGGACGAAAATGGATAAGAAAGAAAAAACTGTACGTTTGGTCGATGTCAGCGAGCTGGAAGCTGACCTCAAAAAAGAACTCGCCAAAGAAGATGCCAAGGGCAAGGGTGCCGATATCCTGTTCTGTGAAAGCATCGAAGATGAACTATCAGACCTCGAAAACCTTCCCACCATCGACCCGAAGTCTCTGCGGCCTGTGGCGCACTGGGACATGGAAAAAGATGCCGTCGGCGATCCTATCATCTGGACTTGCTCGAATTGCAAAGACAGCATTGTCATGTATGACGGGGCACCAATGGAAAATGGATATAAATACTGCCCGCATTGCGGAGCAAGAATGGAGGATGCGCCGTATGACGTTGATTGACCGCATTCAGTCATGGACACCTGACACCAACGAGCCGGAATTGCCGGATTACCGCACCGTCAAAGCGTGGTTTCAGCAGTGCAGAGATCTGGCGGAGCAGGTCGAGGCCCAGAAGCAGAAGATCCAGCGCATCCGGGACACTGCAGAAAAGTGCACCCAGAGCATGAGCGGGATGCCGATGGGCGGTGGAGCTGGTGACAAGGTGGGCTTTGCCGTGGAGAGAATCGACACAGAAGAGCGGAACCTCAAGCAGATGGAGCTTGATCTCTGTGAACTGCGCATCGAAGCTGCCCGGCGGGCCTACTGCCTGAGCGGGTCTGCTCGGTCTGAAAAGCAAGCAAAGTGCATCTGCGGCTGGTATATCGACCTGAAGCCCCAAAAGAAGATCGCGGTGGACGTGGGCTTGTCCAGAGACAATTCGGTCTCCACCTACATCCACGAGGGGTTTGATGCTTTGGCAGAAATATGGGAGGATGTACAAAACGACCATTGAAAGCGCTTTGATTTCTACGCTTTATTTGAGTTGTTGTGAAACACATGTGAATCAAAGCATGGTAAAATGATTACAAGCGGAACCGCGCAAAGCGGTGCGCCGCTTCTCAGCAGCTTCCAAAGCGCGGCCCCGTACGGATTCTCCTTTCGTTCATGCCGCTTAACGCTTTTTCGCTTTGACACCGTGCTTTGCGGGCTGCTTCTATGCGAGATTCCGAAACGGCTCCGCTCAGAGCTGCGCAACTTTGAGCGCATCGGGAAGGTTCGAGGCTTTCCTCTCCGCGCGGTTTGACTCCGCGATCTCGCACCGAACGCCGCAAAGTCTGTAACGCGGCAGATCTGACGCATGGAGTGATTCACCACCGGTGTGCGGGTGGGTGTGGGATTCCTGAAATCTTGCCCACGCCCTGAAACCTCCGCCCGTGAACAGCAGCACCGGAAATCCGAGCGGGCCAGCATGCCCCGCAGGATGTGCGTCAACTCAAGCAGCCCCGGCGGCGAACCGTGGGCTGTTTTTATTTGCTATATGGCCGCCTGAGCGCAATGTGGAGCGCGGTGCGTGTGTGTAGGCACGGCTGGTTCGATTCCAAGGGCGGCTTTATACTCCGGCAGCTCAAGTGGTAGAGCAGCGGTCTCCAAAACCGCAGGTTGCAGGTTCGAGCCCTGCCTGGAGTGCCAGACTTTGCATGACCGGGGGACGGCATGCAGAGAGTAGCGGGGCATCTGGCCGCAAAAGTTCCAGATGCAGCGGCAACGTCTTACTGTCCGGTAAAAGCAGATAACGGCGTTGCTGCTTATATGCCGTCATAGCTCAACTGGAAGAGCGCCGCCCATTTAAGGCGGGACAACGCTGGTGACACCACATAACTAGTTTACAACCCGATACATCCGAGGCACTTAACCACGCCCCGGCGGGGGCCTGCGGGTGCTGGTTCAAATCCAGCTGGCGGCTCATTCGATATTTTGACCGTTCGGATTTCCGGGCGGTTTTTCTTTTACACGGAAGGGAATGCCATGATTCTGCCGATGGAAAACACTGAAAAAATGATTTTTCCCGGCGTAGGAAAGTACGGCATCCCCGCAATCAAGCCTGAAACGGACATCCGAATTGACAAGCTGGAATGGATCCCTGTCAACTATGCACTGACTGCCAAAGACAAGGCCACAAAGGGCGTGCATTTTTACAAGGACGATTACCAGTTTGAACGGTTCTGGAACAACCCAGAAAAGTATATCCCGCTTTTGCAGCAGTTCGGTGCTGTATGTTCGCCGGATTTTTCGCTTTACAGCGATATGCCGCTTGCAGTGCAGCTTTTCATGCACTACAAAAAGCACTGGCTGGCTGCCTACTGGCAGGCGCACGGCATTCCAACGCTCTGCTGGTGCGGTGAGCAAAGCTATGATTGGTGCTTTGATGGGGAACCGAGAAACGCTATCGTGAGCATTTCCAGCCACGGCACGCAGTCTGACCCATACGAAGCGGAATGTTTCGCCAAGCACTGCCGCAAGGCGCTGGAAGTGCTGCAGCCGAGCGGCATCTTGTGGTATGGCAAATGCCCGGCAGAATTCGACTGGAACGTTACCAAAATTAAGCCGTTTCAATACGAAAGGGGGCATTACCGTGAGTAAAAGAGGTTCGGGAAGCTCTGCGAGAGCGGGCGGGGATTCCACAATGAAGTCTTTTGGAGGAGACCTCCCCGAACTGCAGGGAACGCCAAAGCAAATTGCTTATGCGCAAGATATCAGAGACGGATGGATCAAGAATACATTCGAGGGATATCAAAAAGAATATGCAGAGCGACTTCAGAAATTGGAAACCCAAAAAAAATCGGACAACCCTAGAGATATTAAGAGAAGAGAATATAATGAACGACATATCGAATATATGAAAACAAACGTTGAAGCTTCCAGAATTTTGCTGCATGAAGCGAAAAATGCGCATAAAATTATCAATGCAAAGAATCGGGCAAATGACATTGTTCTTGATGTGAGCGATGCAATTCGCGAAAAGAAATCCAGAGCAGAGATAAACAAAATTGTGGCTGAATGGCTTGAATAAACAGAAACCGTGGATTTAGGAAGGTGGTGGCGGTGGGTGCGCAGCGGTTGACAGACAAGCAGAAAAAGAAGATCATTGCGGACTATGTGCAGCTGCAGAACTACACTAAGACCGCCAAGCTCAATGACGTGGCTGAAAGCACCGTGCGGAAGATCGTGAAAAACAATCCCGACTGTGCGAATCAGTGCGACATAAAAAAAGAGCAGAACACACAGGACATGCTCTCCTACATGGACAGCAGGAAAGAGCGTGTTCAGGAGATCATAGATGTTTATCTCGGTGTCCTGACTGACAAGGAGAAACTAAAAGGGGCAACCCTGCAGCAGATCACCACGGCGCTGGGCACTCTGATTGACAAGTGGACGGTCATTGATGATCGCAAGAAGGGCGACTCCTTCCACCAGACCGTAGAAGATGACCCCATCACCAAGAGCCTGAAGGAGGAGTTTAAGAAATGAGCTTCTCCCCGAAGCAAAAACAGATCCTGACTTTTCCGTATGAAAGCGACTACGATGCCCTGATTTGTGACGGCGCGGTTCGTTCCGGCAAGACCTCCATCATGTCCCTGTCCTTCGTGCTCTGGATGATGGCAGAATTCAACCACTGTTCCTTTGCATTTTGCGGCAAGAGCGTGGGTGCGGTGGAACGCAACATTGTTCAGCCGCTTCTGTCTGTCCGGTACTTGCAGCAGCAGTTCCAGATCACATACAACCGCAGCGGCCACGTTCTTACGGTGCAGCGCGGCAGCAAGGTAAACATGGTGTACCTGTTTGGCGGCAAGGACGAAAGTTCTTACATGCTCATTCAGGGCATCACGCTGGCCGGGGTGCTTCTGGACGAGGTGGCGCTCATGCCCCGCAGCTTTGTGGAGCAGGCGCTGGCCCGATGCTCTGTCACCGGTGCCAAGTTCTGGTTCAACTGCAACCCGGAGAACCCGGAGCATTGGTTTCGCAAGGAGTGGATCTTACAGGCCAAAAAACACCGGGCGCTGCATCTGCACTTCTTGATGGACGATAACCCGTCTCTGGATGAACGCACCCGGGAACGCTACCGCAGCATGTACAGCGGCGTGTTCTATGAACGCTACATTCTGGGCCGCTGGGTGATGGCCGAGGGCCTGATCTACGATATGATGGACACAGAAAAGAATGTTTTCAAGCCGGGTGAAGAGCCTTGCTGGCTTCGTTCTGTGGCCGTTCGGTGGATTGGCGTAGACTATGGAACTGTTAACGACACGGTGTTTTTAGAGGCTTATGACGACGGAGAAACGCTTTGGATTACAAGCGAATACCGGTGGGCGAGTAGGCAGGAACACCGGCAAAAAACAGATGAGGAATACGCTGATAATTTTATGGAGTTTATGGGCAAAAATCCTTGCGCAGTCATTGTTGACCCCTCTGCAGCGTCGTTTATTGAGGCAATCAGGAGGAGGGGTGTTTATGTTATGGAGGCAGAGAACGATGTATTAGACGGTATTCGGCGGGTATCAACGCTGATGAGTAAAAGACAACTCAAAATATGTTCGATTTGTACCGGCTTGCTGGATGAACTTGGCACATACCGGTGGGACGATAAAGCCGCCCTTATGGGCGTGGAAAAGCCCATCAAACAGCAGGATCACGGCCCGGATGCCCTGCGCTATTTGTGCAACACGGCAGTACCTCACTGGAGGTATGGGGAATAAAAAAAGCCCAGATGTTTATCTGGGCACAGAGTTAATCTATCTTCATTCGCTGCTTAATTGCTTTCACAATAAAAGCGTTCAAGCTTTCTCCGGCGACATCTGCAGCCGCTTGAACTTCCTCTTTGGTCGGGCTGACCTCTTTTTTGAGGATGAGGTTTACCCGGTCATACGCTTTGGCATTCCATTTGTTGTTCGCTCTGGTTCGTGCGGTTCCCATTATTTCCACCTCGCTTTCTGCTTATATTATATACCGTGCTTGACACTTGCGCAAGTGTACAATATGCACTTACACAAGTACAAAAGTTTGTGCAGTGTGCGAATTGTATGTAACTGCGCAATGGTATATACTATATCTTGTGAGCAAGAGGAGCGGAAAGGAGGCCGCCCATGAAGTTCAATGATTTCAAAAAGCTGAACCGTGACGAACAGCGTGAGAAGTTTGAGCAGTACAAAAAAGAGTGGTTAGCCGCTCGTAACAGCTAACCACTCGTAGGTCAGAGAAACCAGTTTCAGAAAAGCTCCTCTTACTCACATTTTATTTTATTTGAAAACAAAAGTCAAGTAGAATGTGGGGTTTTTACAATGAACTATCCTGTTACACGTGAATCTTTTCTGAAATCTTTCGATATGAACAATCCAGATATCGACGAAATTTTTGTCTCGTGCGTTGATGATGTTTGCAAGCTTATGAACATTGCCTATGAGTCAGGTTTGGTAGATGGAAAGAAAGGAAACACAAAATGAGTAAAGTCATTGATTTGACTGGGCAGAGATTTGGAAGGCTGGTTGTCATCGAAAGAGCTGAAAATAGTGCTCAAGGAGGTGCCAGATGGCTTTGCAGATGCGACTGCGGGAACGAAAAAATAGTTCACCGCCGGGAACTTCTCAATGGTGATGCTCGTTCTTGCGGTTGTCTGAGAAAAGAGGCCACAGTAAAGCGATCCGTTAAGCATTATGGTCGAAGAGATACGCCACGGCTTTACAGAATCTGGCATCACATAAAAGAAAGATGCTATTCACCATCTTGCAAAGAATTTCGCTGGTACGGTGCACGTGGAATTAGCATGTGTGACCAATGGCTGAACGATTTTACAGCTTTCAGAGATTGGGCGTTGTCAAACGGATATACCGATAAATTGACAATCGACCGAATCGACAACGACGGAAATTATGAGCCGTCAAATTGCAGATGGGCCACAATGAAAGAGCAATGTGCAAACAGACGAAATAGCCCGAAAAACAAATAACCAAAGAATCGCATCTTATCGATAGGTAGGGTGCGATTTTCATTTGATTGGAGGTTTGAACGTGTCCAGACGTAACAAAAGCCGCCCCGCGGGGGGCACAGAGAAACCGATGACGGCCACGCTGGACGCATTTTCCAACCCGCTGTTCTCGCTGGGGTACGGCTCCCAAAGTCCGCTGGAAGCAACGGAATACCCGCTGACCCGGATGACGGACAATTACGCCTTGCTGAACAGCTTGTACCGCAGCAACTGGGTGGTGCAGAACGTCGTGGGCTTGCTCGTGGACGATATGCTCAGAGAGTGGTACGACCTCAAGAGCACCACACCGGAGCAAGGAAAGGCAATCCAGACTGTGGAGCGTTCCACCCGGCTCCGGGACCGTGTGAGCACTGGCCTGAAATGGGGCCGCCTGTATGGCGGTGCCGCCGGGCTTATCCTCATTGACGGGCAGGAGGACCTTTCCCGTCCGCTGGATGCGGAAGCGATTCTCCCCGGCAGCTTCCGGGGATTGTACATCCTCGACCGATGGCAGGGAATCAGCCCGGATGCAGGCCTGACCTTTGAGGGCGGGGAGCTTGTGCCGGAGTACTACAGCATCAACGATGCCGCCGGGCACACTGCCGCCCGTGTCCATCACTCCCGCCTTGTGCGGTTTGTGGGCCGGGAGCTCCCCGATCTGGAACGGCAGGCAGAGCTTTACTGGGGCGAGTCCGAGGTGGAAGCGCTCTATAACGATGTGGTGGCCCACGACAACGTCAGCGCCAACATGGCGGCCCTCACCTTCCAGGCGAACATCAACACCATGGAGGTCAAGGGGCTGGAACAGCTGCTCTCCATGTCCAGCCCGGACGTGCAGCGGCGTTTCTGGAACACCATGCAGGCCCAAAAAGTCCTGCGTTCCAATTTCGGAATGCAGCTGGTGGAGCAGGGCAACAAGATCAGTAACACCCAGTACACCTTTACGGGCCTGTCTGACGTGTACGAGAGCATGTGCCTGAACCTGTGCGGCGCGTCCCACTACCCCATGACCAAGCTGTTTGGCCGTTCCCCGGCGGGCATGAACGCCACCGGCGAAAGCGACCTGAAAAACTACTATGACTACGTTGACACCCTGCGGGAAAGCAAGCTGCGGCCCATTCTGGACAAGCTGCTTCCTGTAGTGGCCCGCAGCGCAGGCATTGAGCAGCTCGACCTTGACGTAACGTTCCCACCCCTGTGGACACCCACTGCAAGCGAGACGGCCACGATCGCCAAGGAAAAGACTGATGTCATCATTGCGGCGTTTCAGGCCGGGCTTCTGGACGCAGATGTGGCAATGCGTGAGCTCAAGAAACTGGAGGACGAGACCGGCCTGTTCGGCTCCCTGACAGACAAACTGATTGCCGCAAAGCAAGGCCAGACCTACCAGGACGTGACCGCCCTGCGCGACCCGCTGGCGGGGCTGGTGACAGAAAAGACGCAGTAAGATACTGAGGAGGGCGAGTAAAATATGCCTACTCTTGCCCGTGCATCCCCTGAGCGAGAGCTGCAACGCCTTATCCGGCTGTACCTCAAGGCGGAGACGGACATCATCAACGAGATCGGCCGCCTGCGCAGCCGGGGGCTTGTGGACTATCACGCTGTGGCCGCGCTGGAACGGGTGCAGGAGATCCTGCGTCAGCTGGAAACGGATGAATGGGAGTATGTGCCCCGTATGGTGGAGGCGCAGTTCTACGTTCGCCACCCGGAGGCCCGGGCGATTCCCGGCGAGACCGTGGAAAAGCACCTGCGCGGCTACACCAACGCCCAGAGCCTTACCAGCACCCAGACGGATATCGTGCAGAAGCTCACGATGAACCTCATGGGCCAGCTGGTGGACGGGAACATGACGGTGCTTTCCACTCTGCAAAGCGCCCTTCTGGGCCGGACTGAGCCGGACATTTACCGGCGTATCGGTCTGGAGCAGGTGGCGGCACAGCAGGCTGTGGGAAGGGGTGTGAACCAGAGCGTTCCCGCCTTTGTGGATGCTCTGCGCCGGGATGGCGTGACGGCGTTCACAGACAAGGCGGGACGGAATTGGAGCCTGCACACCTATGCAACGATGGTCTCCCGCACCACGTCTCGGCAGGCCGAAATCCTGTCTGTGGTGACGCAGGACGAGGGGCAGGACTTGTATCAGATCAGCTCCCACGGCACTACCTGCGCCCTCTGCGCCCCCTATGAGGGCCGGGTATACAGCAAGAGCGGAAAAGACCCGCATTTCCCGCCGCTTTCGGATGCCTTCGGAAAAGTAGACCCTGCAGGGCCGGATGACCTGACGAACAGCTGGCTGAACATCCATCCGGGCTGCCTGCACGCCCTTCGTCCATGGACATCCGCCGGGCGGACGGAGAAAGAGCTGGAACGGATCAGGCGCTTTTCTGACCCCAGAACGAACCCCTACAGCCGGGATCCGCGCACCAAGGCACAGATCGAAGCCTACCGCAAAAAGGAGCAGGGCCGCTCCAAGTGGCTGCGGGATTACCGCCAGTGGGAGAAATACCGCACGGCTCTGGGAGACAAGGTGCCAAAGACCTTCGAGACCTTCCAACGGCACAAGCTGGCAGATGACGAAAAATATCACAAATGGATGAACGCATACAGAAGCGGAGGTGATGCCGATTGATTGCGTACTATGGAAGCAAACTGAGCCCTCACATGACGGAAACGCCGGAGGGCTTTTTGATTTGCCACGATGTCAAAATCGCCCGTACCGGCACGCAGAACTATCTGGCCCGGGAGATCGGGCTGGACGGGATGCCGGAGCGCGTCCTTCAGGTGACACGAAGCGCTGAGGATGTGTTCGACCCGGCGGCAATGGCCAGCTTTGAGGGCAAGGATGTCACCAACACCCACCCCTCAGAGATGATCGTACAGGAAAATCAGGCCGCCTACTCCAAAGGCCACGCGGAGAACGTGCGCCGGGTGGGCGATTATCTGGTGGCTGACCTGTACCTGAAAGACCCCACGCTGATCTCTGAGGTCAAGAACGGGGCCATGCGGGATGTGTCCTGCGGCTATTACTGCCAGTATGAGGCAGACGGTGCAGGATACCGGCAGACCCATATCAGAGGCAATCACATCGCCATCGTGCCCCGTGGGCGCGCTGGCCGTGATGTCGCAATAAAAGACAGTGCCGCCGAACTTCCGGCGGAGAAAGGCAAGGTAAAACACATGAGCAAGAGCAAGAATCTGCTGTCTCTGTTCGGTCTGGCGGCAAAGAACGCGGCCCCCGAAGAGCTTGACAGCATGGTGGAGACCGCTGCCGCAGCGCTGGATGCAGCACCCGCCGTTCCGGCGCAGGATGCAGCACCCGCCGTTCCGGCGCAGGATGCAGACCCCGCTGAGAAAGCAGCGCCCGCTGACACCCAGAACACCGCTGTTCTGGACGCACTGAACAATCTTTCCGGAAAGCTGGATCAGCTGATCGCCGCCAACGCCAAGAAGGCGGAGGACAAAGAGCCGGAAGACCTGGACAAGGTGATCGCTGAAATGTCCGGCGAAAAGCCTGACAAGAAGGAAAAGGACGAGGACGAAAGCGGCTCTACCACCGTTTCCGCTGAGGACGAGTGCGCAAAGCCTGCCGCCAATGACAGCGGTCTGGCTCTGCTGAAAGCCATGCGCCCCATCATCAACGGCATTCAGGACAAGGCCACCCGTGATGCCCTGTCCAAGACCCTGATCGAGCAGGTCAAGGGTACCAGCTCTGTGGATGCCATCGCAAAGGCCGCACAGGACAGCGCTGCCGCTTCCGCCAGCGCATCCGGTAAGAACCGGTATGAGCAGCTGTGTCAGGCTTCCCAGTCCGCTTATAACGACCGCAATCCCCACATGAAGAAGGAGGGCTAAAAAATGTCCCTGAATACTCAGATTATCGGCAAGACCATGCCCCACGGCTTTGCTGGCACTTATGCCCGTCAGCCGGATATGATCGTCAACACCCGCCCCGTTGGCGGCACCGAGAGCATCCCCTTTGGCACTGCCCTGAAGTATGACAGCGGCAAGGTCATCGTGATGGGCGGCACCGGCACTACTGCTGCACAGTTCGCGGGCATTGCGGGCAGCGAGGTCAAGAGCGCCCTGGTCTATCCTGACCAGAACGGCGGCAAATACGCCCCCGGCGAGGCCTGCAGCGTGTTCCAGCGCGGAAGCATCAACGTGCTGTGCCAGCGCGGTACCCCGGCCCTGGGCGGTGACGTTTACGTCCGCATTGTCAAGACCGCTGACTACGCCACCGCACTGGTAGGCGGCTTTGAGGCGGAAGCGGACGACAAGACCGCCGGGAACTCCGTCAAACTCACTAACTGCCAGTGGGGCGGCGCGGCTGATGCCAACGGCGTGGCCGAGCTGGTCATCCTCACCCGTGCAAACGCCTGATAGGAGGGCTTAGACTATGGCAAACTTCCAGAACGTCGGCACCACCAATGCCGGTACTTTCACCGTAAACAACGCCGGTGCTGCACTGCCCGGCGGCACTCCCACCATGGACGCGGCTGCCATCCAGAGCGGCAATGCGTTCCTCACCAGTGAGCTGGAAAAGCGTGACCCGCTGATCCGCAAGCCCCTCACCAGCGTCACCTATCCCCGTGATATCCCCATCGAGGTAGGCGGCGGCTGGGTGGATTACGTCTCTGCCATGTCCGTGGCCTACGGTATGGCAGGCGGCTCCGGTGCTTCTGCCGTCAACGGCGGCGGTTCCAACGGCATCCCTGTGGTGCAGGCCAGCGTGAGCAAGGGCGCGTTCAAAGCCCATGTCTTTGCTGCCGCTCTGCGTGTGATGTTCGTGGATATGCAGCGCGCAAACTTCATTGGCCGCAGCCTTGACCAGATGCTGCAGGACGGCATCCGCCTGGCATACGACAAGCACATGGATCAGAACACCTACATCGGTTTCGACGAGTACGCCACCACCGGCCTTGTCAACAATCCCGATGTCACCAAGACCACTGCCGCAACTTCCGGCACCGGCTCCTCTTCCAAGTGGGCGGACAAGACCCCCAAGCAGATCCTGACGGACATCAATAATGCCATCACTGCCGTGTGGGCTGCCAACGAGTACGATGAGGCCGGTATTCCCAACCACATCCTGATCCCCTACGAGCAGTACAGCTACATCACCACTACCATGGTCAGCGACCTGGGCACTGAGACCATCTACGACTTCCTGAAGAAGCACAACGTGGCCGCAAACCACGGCGTGGATCTGGAGATCGTTCCCACCCGCTGGGTCAAGGGCGCTGGTACTTCCGGCGGCGACCGCATGGTGGTGTACGTCAACAACCGCCGCTTTGTCAAGGCGGACGAGCTGGTGCCCCTGTCCCGCGTGATGAGCGCCCCTAACGTCACCAACGTCTGCTACGATACCGCCTATATGGCAAACGCATCCGAGGTGCAACTCATGTACCAGACCTCCATGCTGTACGTGGACGGCATCTGATCAGGAGGTGGCAGAAATGGCTTTCGTACTTTCCAAAGCAAACATCATCCTGCCCAGCGCAGACGGCTCTCAGACCTTCCCGCTCCACCGGGAGCAGCTGGTCGAAGTGCCGGACTGGGCGGCAGAGACGGCTTATTTCAAGGCGCTGGTGGCCGATGGTGACATCGTGCCCACGAACCGCAGTGACAAGGCCGTACAGGATGCCGCAGACAAGCCCGTCCGCAAGAAAAAGACTGCAGACTGGGACAAGCCTGCCGAACCGCAGGAAGACTGAGGAGGCTGCCCATGTGCTGGACGATGAAACCGCAGTTTCAGGGCATTCTTGCGCAGGCCGCAAATCTGGGGCAGAGCGTGGGCAATTACACCGCAGAGCAGTTCAAGGCGGAATACCCGCAGTTCTGTGACGCGGACGGCAATTGCCACCTGCCGGATGCGATGCTGGAAGAGATCGTGAAAATGGCAAACATCAGCATTCAGCCTGATAAATGGCTGGACAGCTGGCATTATGCCGTGGGGCTTTATGTGGCCCACTATGTCACTTTGCAGCTGCGCACCTATGCGGAGAACACCGCAACCCCGGCGCAGGCGGCAGCGTCCGGCGCTCTGGTGGGTGTGGTGAAGTCTGCCACGCTGGGTGACAGCTCCGTGACCTACGACACCAGCGCCCTGACCGCAGGAACAGAGGACTGGGGCGACCTGAACGCCACCACCTACGGTCAGATGCTGGCAAACCGTGCCCGCTTTATCGGTGCGGCTGGAACTTTTGTGATGTGAGGTGCACCCATGAACTGGAGTGACTGGTATACCGACCTGATGGAGATCAGGCGCACGGAAACCGTGAAGGACGGAAATCTGACCCGCAAGGAACGGAAGGTCGTCCGTTCCGGTGTTCCATGCCGGGTGTACCGCAGCCAGGACAAGGCCCCGACGATGACCCAGACAGCAGCCAATGTCCAGAAAACGGACAAGCTGGCCTGTGATATCGATGTGGATATCAAGCCCGGTGATGAGCTAGTGATCCACAGAGGGGCACGGCTGGGGCACACCGTGCAGGAGACCCGGTATTTTGCCGGGGACCCTGACCTGTACTATGAGCCCTTCGGGGCAGTGCTGCCCGGGCTGGCCCATCAGGAGATCACGCTTCTCAGTCAGGAGCGTGTGAAATGAACCTGCAGGAGTACATCAAGAAGCTGGAAGCGGCGCAGGCCGCTTTGCCCGAAATGCTCGCAGATGTTGCCCGCAATGCCACCCTCCGGGCCGTGGAAGCGGCGCAGGATAAGACCCCGCCCACAGCGGACAGCCTGAGCGGAACCAACACCCGCACCGGCGAGCTGAAACAGCACTGGGCGACTGACAGTCGAACTGAACCCGAGAGGCAGGCCGGGGAGATCGTTACCGAGCTGAACAACAACAAGGAGTACGCCTCCTATGTCAACGACGGCCACCGGATGGACAAGCACTTCGTGCCGGGCCTGTACGCAAACCCTTATACCGGAATGCTGGAATATGACCCGGGCCGCCGGGGCGAGGTGGGCATGATGGTGGGCACGAAAACAACCTATGTTGAGGGCCTGCACATGTCCGATGCAGGGATTGAGGCATACAAGCACACCGTGAAAGTAGAGACAGAAAAAGCCGTGAACAAGCTGGGAGAGATGCTGAAATGAACTTTACCATTACAACGCTGGCCCGGTCTCTGGCGGAGTATCTGGCTCCCTTCCTGCCCGGCGTGCAGATGTTGGAAGACCCTGCACAGCAAGGCGTAGAGCCGCCCTGCATGTTTATCCAGCAGCGGGGCAGCGATATCAAGCCTTACCCCGGCGGGCGCTGGCTGCGCACCATCCGGCTCGACCTGACCTATCTGCTGGACTATAACCTCACAGACCTGCGCCAGCAGTACAACAAAGCCGCTGAAGCGCTCGATTTCTGCATGGAAACATTCCCTTATTCCGATGGAACAGAAGCGGAAAAGCTCCTGCACGCCTACGAGCGCAGCGCGGATATCGACGATGACGGCTTGCATTATAAGTTTGAGCTGCGTGTCTTTGTGGAAAAGCCCGTGGACGCAGTGAAGATGCAGACCCAGACCGTAAACCAGAAGGTAGACCAATGAAACAGGACAATACCCAATACAGCCGGGAAGTGCTGCTGAAAGACCCGCGTTTTGCGGGGTATCAGCCGGATTTTCTGGCTGTTGTTTTACACAAACCGTTTTACACCCTCGCAGAGGCTGAGGCCGCTGTGAAAGAATTTTGGAAGGAGTGACACCTATGGCAGCAGGCGGAACCTGGACTGTACAGAACAAGGTGCGGCCCGGCATTTACTTCAAATTTCGCTCCAAGAACCAGCAGAATCTGACCGTTGGCGACCGCGGCAAGGTCACGATCTGCGAACCCATGAGCTGGGGTCCAGTTGGCAAGGTGATGGAGATCGCCGCCGGAGATGACCTGACCCCCTATACCGGTTACGACATCACAGACGCACACAATCGCTTTGCATCCATGATCTTCAGCGGTTCCAACCGCACCGCAGCACCCACCAAGCTGCTGCTTTACCGCCCGGCCGCTGCGGACAGCGCAAAGGCCACCGGCACGATCACCCCGCTGACGGCTACCGCCAAATTCCCCGGCTCCCGAGGCAACGACATCGTTGTGATCGTCACTGCACTGACGGAACCTGCGGGCAGTTTCCAGGTCTCCACGGTCGTTGACGGTGTGGTGAAGGATCAGCAGACTGGTAAGACCGTTGCAGACCTGACCGGCAATGACTGGGTGGATTTCAGCGGCACGGGCACGCTGGCCGCAAATGTCGGCACCCAGCTTTCCGGCGGCAAGGACGGCGAGGTGAACGCTGCCGCATACAGCACCTACCTGACGAACATCGAGCCCTACAATTTCGATTCCATGCTGTACGACGGCGAGGATGCCACCGTAAAGACCGCAATGGAGACCTTTATCAAGCGCGTGAACACCGAAGTGGGCCGCTTCTCTCAGCTGGTGGAAGCCAATGCCACCAACCCTGACACCCGCTTTATCGTCAACGTGTGCAGTGGTCTGGTGATGAACGATGGAACCACCCTGACCCCGAAGGAAGCCGTTTGGTGGGTCGGCGGTGCGCTTTCCGGCGCGACCTACGCCAACGACCTGACGAATGCCGCCGTTCCCAACGCGGTGGACGTTTCCCCCAAGATGACCCACAACCAGTATGTGGATGCCATCAATGCGGGAAAGTTCGTGTTCAACGCCGATGACGGCACCGTCCGGGTGGAATACGATATCAACTCTCTGGTGACTTATACCAGCGAGATCGGCGAGGTGTACCGCTACAACCGCACCATGCGGCTGTGCAACACCATTGCCAACGACCTGTACAAGCAGTTCGCCCAGAGCTATGTGGGCATTGTGGACAACACCGAGGACGGCCGCCGCCAGTACAAGAGCGCCATCGTCAAATATCTGGATCAGATCCAGGCATCCGGCGGCATCCAGAACTTTTACGGCGAGACCGATGTCATTGTTGAAGCGGGCGAGGCAAAGGATGCCGTGCTCATCACTCTGGCCATCGAGGCCGTGGGCAGCACCAACAAGATCTATATCACTCTGGATGTGGCGTAAGGAGGAACGAAGATGAGTTATTTAATGGCTCAGGACACCCTGAACGGTGCGGAGGGCAAGATCACCATCACCCGGAACGGCCGCATTCTGGAAGCCGCAGGTATGCGGAACATCAAGACCATCGCGGGCATTCAGACTTCGGACATGAAGACCATCGGCACCCGCAAGGTGCAGAAAAAGGCAAACGGTGTCACTCAGACCGGCACCGGAAACGTCTATTTCGGCTCCAACGGCTCCAACCTGTTCACCGATATGGTGCTGAACTACATCGAAAACGGCGTGCAGGATATGTTTGACATCACCATCACCAACCAGGACCCCACGTCCAGCGTGGGCGCGCAGGTAATGGGCTACTATGGCTGTGTGTTGACCGGCGATATCCCGCTGTCCATTCTGGACGACGAGGAAGCCATGCTGAACTACGATTTCAATTTCAGCTATACCAGCGTCAAGCGTCTGGAAGCATTCAACGACCCTGCCAACCTGGGCAGCAACTGATTTTAGGAGGTATTTTTTATGAGCGCACTTTCTGCATTTCTGCATCCCGCTGTGACCCGCGAAGAAAAAGAGGTCATCATCTCCAAGCGCTTTCTGGGTGAGGACGGCAAACCTGTTCCCTTTAAGATCCGCTCTCTGACCCAGGAGGAGAACGCTGCCATCATCAAGGCGGCCACCCGGCAGAAAAAGGTGGACGGTCAGTGGCAGGATTCCATTGATGCCAACGAGCTGAGCGCCCGCACCATCGTGGAAGCTACTGTTTTCCCTGATTTCCGCAGCGCGGAGCTGTGTGAGAAATACGGCACCAAAGACCCGGTTCAGGTTCCCGGCAAGATGCTTCTGGCCGGTGAGTTTGGCCGCCTGATCGATGCCGTGAGCAAGCTCTCCGGCTTTGACAAGAGCCTGGACGAAGAGGCAAAAAACTGATCTCCGGGGGCAGCTGGGATATCGACGTGCTGGTGGCATACTACTGCTTCGATAACCTCAGCTGGCCCCCGGGCAAGTACGATGCCCTGCCGGTGCGTGAAAAGGCGCTGGTGAGGGCATTTGCTTTGCGCTCCATGGAAAAGCGCAGAGAGGAGACCCAGCGGATGAAGGAGGCGGGACGAAATGGCTAAAATTCAGGAAACGCTTGTCCTTCAGGATCGGTTTTCCTCAACATTTTCGAGCTATCTAAAATACGCTCAAAAAGCAGCGGTAGCAACTGGCGTTCTGAGAACCTCTGCCAATGGAGATTTTTCTAAGGTCGTGGACGCTATTGTGAACGTAAACAGTTCTCTGGCAGATATGGCAAGGGCGCAAACTGATGTAGCTAAATCTATGCAAGAGCAAAAAGACACTCTGGGAGAGCTTGCATCCGCAGCTACAAAGGCGGCAGAAGCCGCACAGAAGGCTACCACGGCAAACAGAGATCACAAAAAGAGCACGGATGAAGCAAAAAAATCAGCGGATCAGCTGACGCAAAGTCTGAAAAGCCTTGTTGCGTCCTATATCAGCATTCAGGGCCTGAAAAAGGCCGTTGACCTGTCTGACAGTCTGGTCTCCATGCGTGCCCGGCTCGATCGAATGAACGACGGCCTGCAGACCACGCAGGAGCTGGAAACGATGATCTACCAGTCGGCCCAGCGTTCCCGGGGCAGTTTTACCGATACCATGGGGCTGGTCTCCCAGCTGGGCACAATGGCCGGTGATGCGTTCAGCAGCTCCAAAGAGATCGTGCAGTTCGCAGAGCAGCTGAACAAGCAGCTGGCCCTTTCCGGTGCGTCCGGTTCGTCTGCGCAGGCCGCAATCCTCCAGCTGGAACAGGGACTTGCATCTGGCGTTCTGCGCGGTGACGAGCTGAACAGCGTGATGGAGCAGGCTCCTGCCCTCGCAAAGTCCATTGCAGACTATATGCAAGTCAGCGTGGGCGCGCTGCGCGAGATGGGCTCTAAGGGACAGATCACTGCCGACATTGTGAAAAACGCACTGTTTGCGGCGGCCAAGGACACGAACGCGGAGTTTGAAAAGACCCCCATGACCTGGGCGCAGGTCTGGACGGTGGCAAGCAATACCGCCGTCCGGGCGCTTGACCCGCTTCTGACGGCCATCAACTGGGTGGCAAACAATCTGGATGTTGCGATTCCTCTGGTAGTCAGCTTGGGTGCGGCGTTCGGCGTGCTCCTGACTGCCGCCAATTGGACAAACATCCTCGCAACGGCCACAAAAACAGCCGCATCCATGCAGGCGTTCTATAACGCCGTTATGGCGGCAAATCCCATCGCCCTGACTGCTGCGGCAGTTCTGGTGCTGGTGGCTGCTCTGTATGGCGGCGTGGCAGCATTCAACAAGCTGACCGGTTCCAGCATTTCGGCCACGGGCATCATCACCGGAGCCTTTACTACAATGGGAGCGGTTGCTCTAAATACTTTTGTCGTTCCGGTCTGGAATGCCTTTGCGGCACTCATCAACTTTTTCTTGAACTCAACGGACAATTTTGGACAGTCGTTTACCATTATGTTAAACGATTTGTATATTTCTTTTTTGCAGTGGGTTCAAGGAATTGCGCAAGCATTTGAAAAGCTTGTGCAAAAAATCCCTGTTATCGGTGAGCACTTTGGCTTTACAGAAGGACTTGGGTTCAATTCTTATGTAGAACAAAAGAAGAATGAAAACCAGAATCGAAAAAATTCGATGGGTTGGACTGACTACATGAAGCCCATTGAGAACTTCGACCTGGGCAAGTCCTATAAAGCCGGTTATAACTGGGGCGCGAACCTCGGAAAATCCGGCCTTATGGGCACCGGCACGGGACAGCTGGAAATTCCGCAGGCGGCAGACGTGAAAGACCTGCTGGGCAACATCGACAAGAACACCGGCAAGATCGCAAAAACCGTTGACCTGTCCGATGAGCAGATCAAGATGCTGGTGGATGTGGCAGAGCGCAAGTACGTCAACAACGTCAACCTGACAAGCCAGACCCCCATGATCACCGTGCAGGGGCAGAACACCGGCAACACCGAAAAGGATGCCCGAAATCTGGCAGACACCCTGCGGGATGTTCTGGTGGATCTGATGAACGCAGGCAGCACCGTCACCGTGCAGTAAGGAGAAAGAAATGTCCCTGTACAAACTGTATTTTTCCAGCGGCGCAACGGTGATCGCCCTGCCCATCAACCCGGAAAAGCTGCCGGAGACCATCTCTGCCGACAACGGAACCTATAACGTGCTGGGCCTTGGCCCTATCATGCAGCCCCGCACGCCGAACCTGCGCACCGTGTCCATTTCGGGCCTGCTGCCCGGTCGGCGGATGCCGGGCCAGACCGGCATTCATCTGCCCCCGGCGGTGTATATGGCGTTCTTCACCACTGCCATGAAGAAAAAGTCCCCCATCGTCTACACGCCCGTCCGGTTCTATGAGAACGGCGTTCCGTTCCTGGGGCCGAGCCTGGGCTTTCGGTGCCTTGTTACCAGCTTCAAGGCAGAGGAGCGCGGCGCGGAGACAGGAGATTTCTATTTTGACCTGAGCCTGACCGAGTACAAGGATTACTCCCCGCAGAGGGCTGTTGTGCAGGGCGCTGGCCAGACCGGAACCTTTTCCCCGGCCAGCATCGTTTCTGATGCGGCCAGCGTGGCCGCACGGGCCGTTTCGGCAGTTACGGCGGTAAACACTGCGGTGGATGCCGCAGGCGCTGTAAAGCTCTCTCTGACCCCCGTCAGAAGCACCCCCTCAGACAAGCTTGTTGTGGGGGCCAGACGGAAGGCATCCGGGAAAGTTTACGGCACCGGCAGCGGGGAGGAAGTTCTGACCAGCATCCATGGACAGATCGTTGTGGTGCGGCGCATCATCGACCGCGCCCGGCCCTGCCCCGTCTGCGTGGCAGACACCAGCGGCACTGTGCTGGGTTGGATGCCGGAGAACAGCCTGCAGGAGGTGGAAGGATGACCTATGAGCTTTTGGCCGCTCAGAAAGCCACCGGAAACACCCTGAACCTGACCAACAGCACCACGCAGGTGGTCTGGTCTACCCAGCGCACCGGTCAGCCGGGCAAACTGACCTTTACCTATCTTCGCACCCCGGAATCCAAGCTGGAAGAGGGAGACGTGATCCGCTTTTCTGTAAATGGTCAGCTGCAGTTTTACGGCTGGGTGTTTACCCGTGGCTTTGACCGCTGGGGGCCGGTGGACGTGGTCTGCTATGACCGCATCCGGTATCTCAAGGCAAACGCCAGCTACTCCTTCTACGGCCAGAGCGCCGGGGACATCATCAAGCAGATCGCGGAGGACTTTGAGCTGGACGTGGGCGAGCTGGCTGACACCGGCTATAAGCTTCCCTCCCTCATTATGCAGGACAAAAGCTGCATTGACATTATCAACACCGCCTTGCAGAAGACCCTGCTCAACACCGGCAAGGTGTATGTGTTTTACGATTCCGGTGACGGGCTGGCCCTCAAAGAGGCCAACGACCTGAAAACCGATATCGTCATCGGTGATTACAGCCTGATGACGAATTACACCTTCGATTCCTCCATCGACACACAGACCTACAACAGCATCAAGCTGGCCCGGCCCAATCAGGAGACGGGAAAAGCAGATGTTTTTGTGATGAAGGATTCGGAGCACATCGGGAAGTGGGGCCTTTTGCAGCTGTACCAGACCGTGGACGAGGCCGCCAACGACGCTCAGGTAAAGGAACAGGCGAAAGTGAGCCTGGAGTATTACAACAGGGTATTGCAGCAGCTCAAGCTCTCTTCTTTGGGCGTGCCGGGACTGCGGGCCGGGGCGCTGATTCTGGTGAACCTGTCCGACCTGGACGGCGAACCGTTCAAACAGTATGTCATGCTGGAAAAGGTGGAGCACACCTTCAAAAATGACGAACACGACATGGAACTGGAAGCAAAAGCACTGTAAGGAGGGAGAAGCGTGGATTTACTGGGAGTATTGCAGGAGATCAACCGGCAGACCAACGATGCTGGGCAGCCCACAGACCTGCAGATTGGCACAGTGACAAAAGCCCCGCCGGATGATGATGAGCTGGAGATCCAGATCAGCGAAGCAATGGCCCCGCTGAAGCAGGCCGTGCTTTACCTGGCAGAGCCTGTCATTGAAAAGAAAATTCCCATCCTGCGCCACCGGCACGAAATCAAAATCCTGCAGCACAAGCACGCAACGCCATCCGGCTTAAGCGAGGAAGCATTCACATCCCCACCCTACTTCACGGAGTGGTCGGCCCTTCCGGATGGATTTGATGCAAAGGTGCAGGCAGAAAATTTTGTGGGCTGGGAAAACGGCGCTGCGCTGCCTTTGAGCAAGGACAAAAAGTACATCATTTTGAACCCGGCCCTGAAAGCCGGGGACAAAGTGCTGCTCCTTCGTGTTCAGAGCGGCCAGAAGTTCATTGTTCTTTCCCGAGTATACGGAGGTGAATCGTAATGGCTACGCTTCCCACAGGCGCGTCCATCAACCTTTCCGGCGGCGTGGAGTACGTTTCTCAGCCGTCCAGAACCTGGTTCATTGACCAGATATCTGGCCGCATCACAGGGGAGTGCGATGGGTACGAGGCCGTAAAGCAGGCCGTGAACGTGATTTTGAACGTGGAACGTTACCGCTGGCAGATCTTCCGGCCTTACAGCGGCATGGAGTGGGAGGGCCTGCTTGGGCAAGACCCGGGCTATGTGGCTGCCGAACTGCAGCGCCGCCTGGAAGAGGCTCTGACCGTGGATGACCGGGTCACCGGCGTGAAGGACTTCTCTTACACAGTGCAGGGACAGGCCCTGACAGCATCCTTTACCGTCTCCACGATCTACGGCGAAATGCAGGCAAGCACGGAGGTGAACACCGCAGCATGATCGATTTTTCTACCGCACAGTACCGGGCGATTCTGGACTATATGCTATCCCAGATCCCGGATGACTACGACAAGCGGGACACAAGCCCCATCCCAACGGCTCTTTCTCCCGCCGCCTATGTCTTTGAGGGGTTCTTCCTTTCCCTGAACATGGTGCAGCGACAGGCGTTTTTTCAGACAGCCACTGGCAGAGCGCTGGATCTGCTGGCCCCCATCGCCACCGTTACCCGCAAGCAGGCCACGGCGGCGGTGAGAAAAGGCGAGTTCAATATTGATATCCCGCTGGGCAGCCGGTTTTCTACCATCAACGGCGCGGACAGTATCAATTTTATTGCGCTGTCCGCTCTGGGTTCCGGGCACACCTACCGCCTTTTGGCCGAAACACCCGGCACCATCGGCAACGACTACACCGGACCTATCCTACCCATCGACACCATTCAGGGCCTGACTTCTGCCCGGATCTCGGATATCCTGACACCCGGAGACGAGACCGAGACCGATGACGAATTCCGCGCCCGCATCGAAGCGTCGCTGAACAGCCGCTCATTTGGCGGCAATGTGGCGCAGTACGTGGAGGAGATCGAGAAGCTGGACGGTGTGGGCGCTGTGCAGGTGTACCCGACATGGAGAGGCGGCGGCACGGTGCTCTGCTCCGTTCTGGGTGCGGACTGGCTGCCTGCATCCACCGACCTTGTGCAGACCATTCAGAACACCATCGACCCGGTGCCGTACTCCGGGCAGGGGCTCGGTCTTGCGCCCATCGGTGCAAAGGTAACGATCACAGCCCCGGAGAAGCTGGAAGTTTCGGTCACCGCATCGGTGACGCTCCTGCCCAGCTACTCGCTGGATACAGTTCGCACCGCGGTACGGGAGGCGCTGGAGGCATATCTGCTCAATGTGCGGAAAAGCTGGGAGACCAATATCAGCAAGACCGGCATTGAGTATAGCGCCAACGTCTACACGGCCCGCGTATCTGCGGCCATCATCACGGCAGAGGGCGTGGTAAACGTGACAAACGTCCAGCTGAACGGAGCAGCGGACGATTTGATTCTGACAGAAACCGGCGCACGGCAGCAGGTTCCTGTGGTTGGGACGGTGACGCTGCATGAAGCTTGATCTTTCGCACGACCTGCTGCCGCTGCTGCCGCCCATCTACCGGGAAGTGCAGGACTATCAGAAGATCTGCACTGCTGAAAAAGCGGAGTTTGACCTGCTGGCCGGTTCCGTGGAAGGGGTCCAAAGCAACTTCTTTTTCCAGACCATGGACGAGGATTCCGTTGCACAGTGGGAAAAGGTGTTTCACATCGTGGCTGTCCCGGAAAAGGAATCTTTGCAGTTTCGCAGGCAGCGTGTAATGACCCGCATTGCGACCCGCCCGCCCTACACACTGGGGTTTCTGTATCAGAAGCTGGATGAGCTGATTGGCGCGGGTGAATGGACGTGCTCCATCACATACCCGCTCTACGAGCTGAGGCTTGCGACGAGCGCAAAGAACCAGTCGTACTACGACGAGGTGACGCACCTGATCAACCAAATCAAGCCTGCACACATCGTCTTTATCAGTATGCCGTACCTCAAGACCGGAATCCTGATCACAGAGCAGGTCGATGTGCAGAAATACGATTATCAATATCGTCTGGGCGGATGGACCCTTGGGAAAAAGCCGTTTGCCGAGTTCGGAGGATGGACGACCGCAAAGGCTGCTGCATCACCGACACTGACGCAGACGCTTCTTCTGGGCGTTGCCCACAGGGCGGCAGAGCTTGCCACGACGGCACGGCTCAACCGCGCGGCGACCGTGAAACTGCTGAAAAGCGTCATTGCATCTGCGACACTGCAGGTGGGTTCTGAAACGTTGATAATCTCAGGCGAGAATCTGAAGCTGGAAGCGTCCGTAGAGCCGATGGCGGACATTCAGACTGTCACGCACTACGAGATACTGAACGATGCGGGAGAAACGCTGTACGCATCGGACTGCTATTTCGGCATTACCGAAAAAACGGACGTGGACGTAAATCTCTCTATTCTGGAGGGGGCGGACACCGTGCTGGCAAACGGAAGCCGGTATCACTATCTTCTGGGCAGCTGGCTTTTGGGCAAGGATGCTTTCGCGTCACCGGGACAAAATTATTTTGTCCCGGTGACGGCCGCCACGCCCGCTTCTGCATCTGTGACCCCGCTACTTTTGGCAAGCCTTGCCTCGTATCTGGCGGATCACATCAACATGGTGCAGCTGAACGGCGAGTATACCGTTCCGAACCTCGCAAAGAGCCTTTCCGGTGCGGCAGTCACGCTGCAGTATGAGCTTCTGCCATCGGAAAAGATCACAAAAGTTTCTGCCATCTCCGCACAAGATGCGTTCGGAGCCGCCCTCACACAGGACGATGTTAGCATCGAAACCACGACCAGAACAAAGTTCAAACACACCATTATCTTCAAGGAGGGAACATTGCTTTATGGCGGATGATATCCTGAAAAACATTCCTCTTCCCGCTGATCTCCCGGAAAATTGGACATCCCAACAGACAGTCGCCCCGACCGGCGCAGAAGTCGGCATGGATGAACAGCACGGGTACAACTACCTTATGAAGCAGGTCAATAACGCGCAGAAGGCAGCAAAGGCGCTGAATGCGGGCAAAGCAGACTCCGTCGATCCACATGATCTTTTTATTCCAATTACGGGGTGGCAGACAGACACAGAAGTTGCAGAGTACCCGCATTACATTGATATTACAGCAGATGTTACGTCCACGACTGTGGTATCTGTCAGTATTGACCCTGCAAGCGCAAACGTAGCCGGTAAAGCTATGCTTGTAAACCCCGAAACTCGAACCGGAGCTATCCGTATCCGTGCACACAACGTTCCGACTGCGGAAATTTCTGCCCGGTGGTATCCCATCAAGTATGGTGGCCAGTTCTATGGTGACGGCTCAATCTATTCCAACTTCCTGCTTGCGGCACATCCTGTAGGTAGTATCTATCAGACCATCAGCCCTGAAAATCCGTCCGTAACTTTTGGCGGCGGCACGTGGAAAAATATTGCGCAAGATAGGGTGTTAATGGGTGCAAGCAACACACACCCAGCTGGTACAACGGTAGAGGCAGGTTTGCCGAATGTTAAAGGTACGTTTATTGCCGCACTTCGAGATGGCTTTACCGACGATTCAGCTAATAAAATAACAGGAGCTTTCTACGAAAACGGCATCACTACCGGAGAGGATAACTATAACAGCATCTCAACAGATGTCGGTATTCCCTCCGGCGGTGCGCCCTTCGGATTTGATGCCTCTCGTTCCAATTCCATTTATGGTCGTAGCACTACCGTCCAACCCCCGGCATACTTTACTTACACTTGGCTTCGTACTGCCTGAAAGGAGAAACAATGGCACTAGGAGAAATCAAAAATGGCATTGGCCCTGATGCCTATGCTATCTATCAGCAAGTCCTTGCGGCGGTAGTCGAGCGAGACCACCCCGTGGGCAGTCTGTACATCAGCGAAAACGCAACCAGCCCTGCCGAGCTGTACGGCGGCACATGGGAACGCATCGAGGGCAAGTTTATCATGGGCGCAAGCGATACCTACCCGGCAGGGAGTACGGGAGGTAGCACGACGCATGAACATGAGTACAAATTAGCGTTTATGTGGCGGCTTGGTGCTTTGGTCGGATATCCGGCATCCGCCATTTCCACATATAACTACAAAACACAATCATGGAGCAATGATAACAAAAGAGTTAATGACGGACAGTATACACTTGCCAATGATGGATTTTCCTCGACATATGGTGAGAAGCCCAGTGGAGAAGTGTACTCCGTTGCAGGAAACACCGCATCTAGCTCTAGCATTTCTCCCTACTACTCAATGTACATCTGGCACAGAGTGGCATAACTGAAAGGAGCACACATGAAGATCATCGACAGCAACGGCGTAGAAATCGCCACCCCCGACCTGACGAAAGGCTCCCTCAAGCAGGAGACCCAGACCATCCATCACGATGCTGTGGCGGGCGTGGAAGAGGTCAGCCACTACGAGACCGAAACCTTGCCGGACGGAACCCCTGCAATATACTATGACGCAGATGGTCGCGAAAAAGGCCGTGATGTCCGCAAGGTGGTGGACGTGCCCGGCGTGGAAGCACAGGAAGCCTACGACGAAGAGGTGGAGGTACAGCGGTATGTGCTGTACACCGCCGAAGAGCTGGCTGCACAGGAAAAGGCCCGCAAGGAAGCAGAGGAAAAGGCACAGCTGCCCACCGCAGAAGAGCGTATTGCTGCTCTGGAAGCGGCTATGCTCGACCTGCTGGCCGCACAGTAAAGGAGGATGTTATGGTTTTGTTCTATGTGACCCAAATTAAATTGCACCGCTTTGACGGCGCTTTTACCATCGACAACGTGCCTGACCGGTACAAGGATGCCGTGATGAAAAAGCTGACGGAGGAGGGATTTTATGAGGTGGAAAGTAATGCTTGATTTCCTGCGGGATATCTTCTCTGCGCTCTCCCATGCTGCCGGTGACAGTGCCGACAAGGAAGAGCCTGCCCCTGCACCGGACGTGCCCACTGTGGACACCGTGACCGGGTGGGCAGGGGAACCGCCCTACCGGTACATTGACGTGAGCCGGTGGCAGGGAAAAATCAAAATGGAGGGCTGGGCGCAGGTAAAAGCGGCAGGCTACAAAGGCGTGATGCTGCGGGCCGTAGGGAGCCGCAACGGTGTGCCCTACATCGACCCCACCTTCGAGGACAATTATGCCAACGCAAAAGCGGCAGGGCTGGACGTGGGCGTGTACTACTACACGAACGCCTCCTGCGAGAAGCTGGCAGACCGGGAGCTTGCCGTGCTGCGGAAGGCCCTGGTCGGGAAAGAGATGACCATGCCGGTGGCAGTGGATCTGGAATCGCCGAGTCTTGCCGGGATGCCCTATGGGGACTTATCCAATCTGGCAGCCTATCATCTTGAGCAGATCGAGAAGATGGGGTTCTACGCCCAGCTCTACACCTACACGAGCTACGCCAACGTCCATCTGGACATGGCAAGGCTTGCAGGGCGGTGGGACGTGTGGCTTGCTGACTATACCGGCAAGACCCCGAAAGTTGATTTCAAGTACAATGCCCACCAGCACACCAGTAAGGGCCGCGTGCCGGGCATCTCCGGCAACGTTGACCTCAACGTGACAGAGATCAACTACCCCCGTATCATCCGCAAGAAGGGTCTGACCCGTCTCCGGGAGGACAAATGACCGAAAAAGAAGCTTTGCTGTGGGTGCTTGGCATCCTGGGTAGCCTGTGTGCTGCAGCCATCACCATTGACAAGGTGCTGGAAATCATTCACAAGTACATCAAAAAGGCGCAGGAACCGGACAACGTGCAGAACAAGCGGCTGGATGAGATGGACAAGCGCGTCGGCACCTTAGAGCAGGGCCAGCTCCAACACACGCAGGCCCTTGCCCGAGATCTGCGCCGCTTTGAAGAAATTGACGAGGTGAGCCGTCTGACCCTCGACGGGGTGCGCAACCTTCTGGATGCGCAGCTGTCCGGCAACAATCGCGAGGGGATGCAGAAGAGCCGCACCGACATCGACAACTATCTTTTGAAAGGAGTTACCAATCATGGAAGCGATTCGTAACCTTTTGACCGCACTTCCCGCCCCTGTGGCCCTCGTGCTCATGCTGGGCGGCTTCGTGTTTTACGCCCTGGGCTGCATCCGTCTGGGCTATGGTGCCGCTGTCAAGGGCACTGTGCTTGACCTGATCGAGCAGGCAGAGCACGAGATTCAGGGCACCAAGCGCGGCGCAGAACGCAAAGCGTGGGTGGCGCAGATGCTCCGCATGGCCCTCAACGCCAGCAAGTGGGGCAAATTCATCTCGTGGGCCATCACCGATGAGACCATCGGCACCATTATCCAGTTTTTCTTTGACCGCATGAAGGCGGCATTGCAAAAGCAGTAAGGAGCGGCAATGTATTATCTCAAAAATACGGAAATTGGTGAACCACGCGCTATTTACAAAGCAAAAGGTGCTGACCGATTTTATCGCGGTACTTTTTCCGGTATGAACAAAAAATACTGGGGCATGAAATTATATACATGCAAATCTCTTCGTCGCATTAAAGCCATTCGCGAACATCTTTATTCCTACTCAAAAGAGCAGTTTGACGTGTATGATGAAAACGGAAAGGTTGAAATCTGATCCGTGGAAAGGAATTATCCTATGGCAAGCACTACATACAATACCCAAGTATGTTTTCGTGACCTCACGAAAACATACCATCTCGGAAATGCCAACAAAATGGTGACAAAATGTCACCGGTTTGCCACGCTTGGCAATATGGTGCGCAACGCTGGACAGCTGCCGCAACCTTTCTGGCTCGGTGCTGCCTGTGGCGGCGGCTCGCGTAGTGCTGCCCCCTGCGCTGCAAGGACTTGACCGAAAGCAAATGGCAGCCGCCATCAAAAACGCACCGCTTGGGAGGGTAGACCGAAAGATAGCTCTTTTGCGGTACGTTGAGCGGCTTCCGCTGCCGGACATTGCAGCACAGACGCATTACAGCAGGACGGCAATAGGCTATCGGCTGAAAAGCATTGCAAAAGTTTTTGAGTAAAGCAAACCCCCGGTGTTCCGTTTGGAGCATCGGGGGTTTTTCTATTTTTTCTCTTTTTTGAGTTCTTTGAGACGGCTTGCAAGTTCTTCTTCCCATCCCTCATGTTCTTTTAGAAATGGGGCGTATATCAGCTCTTCAGCTGCTTTGCGGGCCGCAACAGCTTCCTCGATTGTTTCATAGGTTCCAAGGTACGTCTTGTGTCTTTTAAAGCAAATTACAGCGCGGTAACGATTTTTGTCTTTGAAAACGCCACTGTGCCCTGTGGTTGAGTTTTGATTGACTTTCCCGCTAAGACGCAACTTTACAGATACAAGGCTCGATCCGTCCACATCCGCTTCACGATGAATCGCGTCAGAGAAGAGCTTAACGTTATTGGTACACTTCTTACACTTTGAAATTTTTTTCACTTGAAACAGACGCATATCGGACTTTCTGCCGCAAACAGGGCACAATGCGGTACAAAAGAGGTCATTCCCTTTGACAGACGGATTTTTATAAACATCAATAATTTTCCATCCATTGATGACCTGGCCGATGTACTGCTCCTTTCTTTTTTTCAAAAATTCCTGACTGCGCTGTCCTGCCATGCGGCGATTTGCACAAGCCTGACAGCTTGTACTTTTTCCGTTTTTAAGAGACTGTATATAGACATCTTTCACGGTGCCGCATTCGCAGCGGCACTTTACATAGCCGCTCTTTTCGGATGCACCTATCACAATCCAGCTCCCAAAAGTATGACCCGTCAAGTCTTGTGCTGCCATACCGGAATCCCCCTCAGATCAGCTTATAGTGCTCGGCCAGCAGGAAGCGGACGTATGCCGGGCAGTCGCGGGTGCTGGCACACCAGTTCTGCACCGTGCGCAGCGGGATACCCGTCCGCTTTGCAAAAGCGGTCTGAGACAGGCCAGTGCAGGCTACCAGCTCCCGCATAGACAAGTGCGCCAGATCCCAGATGGAAGACAGCTTTTCCTTCTCAGCATCCAGATCAAGGCAGCTGTCAGCATCGTCTGGTACGCTCAGAGTGATGTTGTTGACAAAGATTTCCTTCGGCTGCTCTGCGGCCATTGAAAAAAGCTCTGCTTTGGTATACATGATTGACTTCCTTTCTTTCGTGTGATAGGATAGTTGCACACCTCCGTGTGAGGTGTCTTTCACAAAATCCCCCGTTCGGTGTGGCAAGCATCGGGCGGGGGATTTTTTATTTAGTAGATCTCAACGCCCAGTTTTTCGGCGGCGGCTTCAACGATTTCTTCAAACGAGGGGCCGCGATTCGAGTCGTTCCAGTCGTAATCGCCAGCGGATGCAGCTTCCCACTCTTCTTCCATGTCAGCTGCCTTGCACAGCTCGGTGCACAGCTCGTAATCCCAGACATCGGACTTGCGGATGTCAGCGGCGATTTCAATAGCGTTTCTCATAATTTTGTACCTCCATGTTATTGTGTGTTTGTGTCTTTCACTGTCTTTATTATACGCCCAATGAGTGTAAACGTCAAGCACTTTTTGAAAATATTATACTCATTGAGTGCAAATGATTGAGCGCCTACACAGTCCTGTGCCGTGTGGGCGCTTTTCTTTTTGTCCTTCGTTGTACGTTCGTTGACTCTCTCGGCGGTTTAAAAAGGTACACTGGTGCTACAAGATCAAGAAAGGACGGGGAAGCTTTATGGCATATCCTTTTGGCGGCTGGCAATCAAACCCTTACAGCGGGATGCCACCGATGGGTTTTGGGCAAGGACAGTATCAGCAGCAAATGGCCCAGCAGGCCGCTCCACAGAGCGGGGGACAAAGCCCCTTCACGATGGTGCCGACAATCGCGGATGTGGACAAGGTCATGGTGCAGCCCGGAGAAACGCGCTGGATCATGGTGCAAAACGAGCCTGTCATGGCTGTCAAAAAGGCAGACACGATGGGCTATGCGTCCGGCGAGTACTACCGCCTGACAAAGATCGACCCGGCGGCCGTGCAGACATCGGCAGAGACGCAGTATCTGACCTCTGCGCAGGCAGATCAGAAGATACAGGCTGCCGTAAAGGCCGAGGTGGAGCGCGTGATGGCGCAGTATCAGACGGCCCCGGCGGCTCCTGCAAGGCCCGCACGGGCAAAGGAGGGTTAAGGTATGGCAAATCCTTTGATGCAGTTCCTGGGCGGCTCAGGAAGCCCGGCGATGCCCGGCCCGATTGGCAATGTGATGCAGCTTCTCCGGCAGTTTCAGCAGTTCCGCTCCGCTTTCCAGGGAGATCCCCAAAAGCAGGTGGAAGAGCTGCGCAAGTCCGGCAAGATGTCAGATGAGCAGTACCACCAGCTGGAAGCGATGGCAAAGCAGATCATGCCTTACCTCAAGTAGTCGAAAGTCGTGCGCACGGCTTGAAATTTTTCACACTTAACAAGAAAGGAAATCAATCATGGATAATATGTCTCTGAGCGATATCGCTGCCGTGACCCGTGGCAATGACAAAGACGGCTGGGGCCAGGGCGGTGCGTGGTGGATCATCATCCTCTTCCTGTTCGTCCTTATGGGCGGCAACGGCTTCTGGGGCAACCGAACCGGCGAGTTTGGCCAGTATGCGACCGCCGCAAGCCAGCAGGAAATTCTCTTCGGCCAGCAGTTCGGCCAGATCAACGACAGGCTGACAAATATCGGCAACGGCATCTGCAATCTCGGTTACGAGATGCAGGGCAGCGTCGGCCAGCTGGGCAAGGAAGTCGCTCTGGCTCAGGCGGGCACCAACACCGCCATCCTGCAGACCGGCAACGGCATCCAGGCACAGCTTGCTCAGTGCTGCTGCGACAACCGGTTGGCGACTGCCAACCTGGCAGCCCAGATGGACAAGCAGACCTGCGCGATCAACTCCAATATTGACGCGAAGTTTGCCGAGCTCCAGAAGCAGCAGTATGAGCAGACCATCGCGGCCCAGAATCAGAGGATCAGCCAGCTGGAGCTGGCCTCCCAGATGTACGGCGTTGTGAAGTACCCCAACGGCTACTCTTACAATGCGGGCCCGAGCCCCTTCTGCGGCTGCAATAACGGTTGCGGCAACATCTAACACATACGCCCTTTTGGCGAGGATCGGCGGGGCGGCAAAGGCTGCTCCGCCATTTTATATAAGGAAGGAGATATTTTATGTCTAAATCCGCGATTTATACCGCCAACACCTCGGCTCAGACCGTGGCGGTAAACGACGTTATCCCTGTCGGCATCACTTCCCGGCGGTTCGGCTGCAACATCCGGCAGGATGGCAACACCATCACCCTGCTGGGCCAAGGCTACTACCATGTGACCGTGTCTGCAACACTGGCCCCCACGGCGGCGGGAACCGTGACCCTGACCGGTCAGAAGGATGGCGTGGCTGTCATCGGTGCTACCGCTTCTCAGACTGTGGCCGCTGCGGCTGCACCGACCAATCTGGCACTGACTTTCCTGGTGCGCAATGCATGCGGCTGCGAAAGCTCTATCCTGAGCTTCCTGCTGACCGGAACTGCTGCCGTGGTGAACAACCTGGCTGTGACCGTGGAGAAGCTGTAAAAAGGAGGATTTGGTTATGATGGACGAAGCAAAATTTGCAGGGTATAAGGACACACTCGTTCATGCTGCAAAGCAAATGGCCGAAGAGTACAGCGACGCGATGAACTACGCAAGCATGGCGATGGACTATAAAACTGTCTGCCCCTACGCTTCTTCTGAGTGGTATAAGCTCTCTGGGGAAGAAATGGAGCACGCTGACGCAAACCGCCGCATTGCGCAGAAAATCCTTACAGGCGTTGACAGCGAGGATTCTGCAGCAGGCGTAGAGCTGCATCACATGTGGAGCATGGCGGAAGACCTTGTTTCTGGTCTGTGCGAAGCCGTTACAAAAGAACGCTCCGCATACATGCGTTGAATTTTTGCAACATTTGTTGTAAGATAAGGTGGACGATTTATCGCTTTTAGAATTCGCCATAAGCGAACAACAAACTAACAATTAAAGTAAAAATAGCATAAATACGAAAAATATTATTGATTTGTAATCAGTGGGTTGCAGGTTCAACTCCTGTCACTAGCTCCAAAAAGACCTCAAAACGGAAAACGTTTTGGGGTCTTTTGCTGTTATAGAAAGTGCTTTTATTGCGGTAAAACGCAGGAAAATAGAGAACGACAGAAAAAGAGAAAATCCGTGGAAAAAGTAGTTGACAAATGCCACTTCAGATGATAAAATATACAGGCAGTCAGCGATGACTGTAAATAGGATATGGGCGTGTTCCCGAGTGGCCAATGGGGACAGACTGTAAATCTGCTGCTTTTCAGCTTCGGTGGTTCGAATCCACCCGCGCCCACCA